GGTTGATCCTACAAATATTTATGGTTGGAGATTAGATAGAGAATCTAATTATGGAAATCTTGTGCAGGTAAGAATTGCAGAGAAAGCTGTATTACCTGATGGTGAATTTGGTGAAAAAATATATGACCAGATGAGAGTAATAGAACCTGGCAGGTATCGTGTATTTAGAAGAAAAGAAACTGTTGAAGATATGTATGAAGAGAATGATGGTGCTTACGCAGGTAATATGCAGGGTACACCTAATGAAAAAGATTTTGAATTAGCTGAATCTGGTAATTTTTCTCTTGGAGAAATACCCTTAGTTACTATTTATTCTGGCAAAGTAGATAATATGACAAGCAAACCTCCTTTATT